ATGGATTGCAGAATGTCCATTGGCTTACGTTGATACTTACTAGCTCCATCCACCAAATAATCAGGGCTTCCGGGCGTAAGCATTTGCTGTGGTGTCTTTCCTGCCTTCTTACCTTTTTCGTAGTTATTATAGAAATCAACCATGAAAGACTGAACGTGGGCATCCCCTTCCGGGTCCTTAACTCCAGTCAATGGGTTACTTTTTGTGAGCATATCCTTTGCTATCTGGATAGCTCCGTCCTTGAGTTTCCCCTCTTCCATCCCGGCTTCTGTTTTACGAGTGTGGATCTCATCTCTCAAAGACTTATAGGTGGTTAAACCCATCTTACCATTGATTACGTATCTTGCTAACGATTGGTCAGTAAGGTGTTGAGGATTTGAATCAGGAAGTTGTATTCTTCTAAAGGCTTCAATTACTGCCGCAGGATCGTCTTTAATTTTGTTTTGGGCTTTAGCCTCAATCATTTTCAAAAAATGCTCTTTATCCGACGCATTCAACGGAGACTTCAAAACATCGTCAGTCGACAAACCGTCTTTATACAAAGTGTCTAGCGCCTTGTCTTTCCATGCTTCTTGTTTGGCTTCTAAAGCTTCTTGAGCTTGCTTATCTAATCTACCTTGCTCAATGCGCTTTGCGTTTTGAGCAGTCTTGACTTCACCTTCCATCGCCTTCTTTTCGTTGGTATCAAAGAATTCATCAAACTTTCCGGACTTGAGCATTTTATCTGCATAGTCTGGATCAATTTCGTTCCACCCTCTAATGGCTCCCTTTGCCAACAGTGTCTCACCTTGCGCCCGAAGTTGATCGGCGTGGTTTTCTGAAATCTGTCCGTTATCCACCATTGCCTGAACAGACATATCGTGCAGGTCTTTGGTGTTCTCAAAACCACTTGGGTCCTTTTCTAGGGATGCAGATAACGCTCCGGTAGCTTGTTGGTAATTCTGTACTTGAGCCTCACCTGCCATTACGGATTGCCCATGCATCGACTTAACTAAAAAGTGCCCACGCATGTTGGCATTTGCGCGTTTAAAATAGTTCTGCGCTTCAGGGGTACTTAGATTATCCCCAATAGACCCCACATCGTCGTCGTACCCTTGCATGAAATTAGACGATATTTCTTTATCGTTCGGGTCTGATGTCTTTAATGTCTCTTCTAATCCGTTAGTATACTCCGCATGTTTTTCTGCCATTTGAGCGGCAAGTTCTGAAATCTCAGCTTGCGCTTTTCGTTGGTGTAGCTCTTTTCCCATCGAGGTGAGAGCATTACCAAAACCTTCAATTGCAGATCCAACGTTTCCCGTATCTAAGTCTCTTGCCTGTCTCGTTTGAAAAGGGCCTTCTACTTGAGCGTCTGCATTGTATTCATGAATTTGTGGCATTAGATTTCTCCCCCGCCTTCAATCATATCGTCTTCAGAGGAAGATCCCCCACCGCCACCACCTTTATAGGCTGCAGCGCCTCTTAAAAGGCCACTTGCGGCTCCAAAATACCCAGCGGTCCTAGCGTTGTCCCCACGGAAGCGGTCTAATGCTGCTTCGTTTCTGTAAGCAGTGGCTTTAATTGCAGCGTTATTCTTGAGAGTGAGTGCGTTCAATTCTCCTTGTGCTGCTGTATTTCTCATCACGTATTCTGCGGATCCACCTGACACACCCGACGCCGCATAACCTGCCTCTTGATGCCCCATAAACTTTGCTGAATTGATGAGTGAACGTCTTGCTTGTTCTGCTCCTTGAGCAACAACCGTTTGCGCATTTTGATCCGCAATCTGGGCGTTATATTCTCCCATACTTGCGTTTGAATTACCTTGTCTCAAGGCTCCTACTGCACCGATAATTGGACCGGCTACCGCTGCTGCTTCAGCCATTGCCCACCCCCACTAAAATACGTGAATACAAAGAAGCGTCTTTACCGTCCGGCAAAAACGACCTTGCACAAAAGTTCTCAAGCGTAAACCCAAGTGCTCTAACCCACCTATGTCCGGGCGTAAATTCTACCGCTACCGAAGCTTCAATGCGCTTCACTGGGCATTCGGCCAAAAGCTTCTTTGCGGCGTTATGAAGTTTGAAAAAGTGTGCTTTGCACTCGGGGTCAAATACCGCCCACGCTTCCCCTCTTCCATTCCAATACTCTGCCACCCCAATACATAAAAGCGGAGATCCGTCTACCAGTACCGTGTAGTTGTGTGTACCATTTTCCAATACTTTTGCCTGTTCAGGAGAAACGAACCCAATATAATTTGTGAGATTCTTCTTACTCAGAGAACTTAAATCTTCTGCCTTTAGTTTCCTTATTTCTACACTCATGCGCGATCCTGCGTTTCTTGCATTGGCATAACAGCAAGTACCATGCACGGAACCGGCTTAGTTACTCTCAAACAAACATTGTTGTTGAAGTCGTAATTGAAATCTACAGTCTGAGAACCGATGTCAGAAGTAAGCGTTGTAGTGTTTGTAACTTCCACATCGTCCATCAAATCAAACGAAGGCCCGATAGTAAGACCCATTGCACGATCCACCATGATGCCGACGCGGTGAGTTCTTCTGGTCTTTCCTAGTGCGGTTCCATTACGAGATCCGGCTTCTAGTCTCAAAAGCTTTGCATCACTATTGTAAGAGTAGCCTACCGATACTGTTCCCGCTGGGGTAGCAAGGGTGATAGCGCCTGTGTTGTCAACGGTCTTAGTACCGATAGGCACTCCGTCTGCGAGGACACTTACGATTTCATTCTTGAGGTGAGTAAGCCCCGAAAGAGTAGTAATTAGCTTTCGTGCATATCCACCTGACACATAAGAAGTGGCTCCAGTGCCGTTGCTTCCGTTAAGTGTAAAAGTGTTTACATCTATAACTGTCACAGTGAATGTATTTCCATTTACTAGGCTAACCCCCGCTTTTACCAATCCAAGGGCGTCATCAATTCTTACCTGTTTACCCGTTGTAAGTCCGTGTGCTGTAGCGGTAACAGACATTGGATTCCCGGTGGTAATAGCTGAAATTGAAATAGGATTGTCGTAAGTTAAGCCACAATCCACAAAGAAGGCTTTATTTTGTGTATCGATACTTTCAAAGATTCGCGTAAGATATTCAACCGTTCTTACCGTTGAACCGTTAATGTAGCGTTTAACAATCATCCAAAGATCGTCTTGAGTACCATCAGGGCTAGGAACAGCGGCAATACTTTCCACAATGGGGGGGCTTCCTGCTGCATCACTCTGACCACCTAAAACGTGTTGGTGCCAGCCTACTCTCAATTGAGAAAAGTCACGGTCATAAACCATTCCGATTAGTGCGCCTTCGTTCCTTATCAGCCACGCTATGGAAATTGGGAGAGCACAGTGTTGTATCTCAGAAACTCCACTACCGGTTATGTGTTCTGCAAGCTCTGTAACGTCTGTTGCTCTATATCCATCGATGTCAAAGGAGTAAGTTAACTCTCTTACTTTTCTAGATCCGCGCTGAACGTAAATTGTTCCTCTACCCACTTTAACAGCATCCGTCGAACTACTTCCCCACTTAGAACTTCTCTTTGCTGAAATGTTTGTAGGACTCATCGCTTCAGATTGGGTTGAAGGTCTAATGATCCATTCTGCTGAAACCGATCCACCTAATAATCCGCGCTCATCTGAATTAAGCCATTGGATTGCATTCACGTCATTTGCGTTCAAATTAAAGGAAAGCGCGTTACTAGCGACTACGGTTCCATCTGGTTTAGTAGGTGAAAAGTTTTCGTAGTCAGATGAGTTTGATAAATCAACTCTTTGGGGAACAATTTCGTAACCGGCTAAGGCAAGTCGGTCCTCGTGAAAGGACACACAACTTGGTCCTGTAGTTGGGCCATTTACAATACGCGGAGAGATAACCCCCCATGCCCAACTCTTTGTAGCTCCTACCCCGCCAAGTGTACCTTGAACGTCCATTTTGAGTGTTCCGGTATATGCGGTATTCTGGTTTACATATGCCCACCCCCAAGTGGAGGCGTGCTCCATGCGAACCGAAACCTGTATTCTTTCACCTAGTCCCACGATTTGGCAAGCACCCTCAAAGAATACGGGTACTCCAGAAACAGAAAAACCTGCGGGTTTTACGGTTCCGCCACCTGTGTATGCGTTTATATATGTGGATGCATTTAAAATAAAATAATCTTTGTCTATTACAGTAATTGTCCACGATCCATTTATTTCAAGGGATCCAGTAGCGCCGCTTATGTATACTGGTTGACCTGTTAGCCAGCCGTGAGAAAACACCTGACATTTAACTAATCCGCCAACATTTGAAGTAGCTGCTATGCCCCAACTGGGGCCAACCGTTACGGTTATGTTCCCCATAGTAGCACTCGGAGTAAAAGTAACCGCTGCTGTATTTATGGCGTAGTAAGGACCGTCTTGGAAATCAATGGTAGCAAACGCCCAACTGTAACTGTCCGGTCCTCGGATCAATTTGTATGGTCGCATCTTTGGATGAACCAAATACAGAACGTCAGCACTTTGCGTATATTTAATTTCGTCTAAATAGGCTTCTGTAAAAGGAGAGAAGATCTCAAAAGGTGCGCCCATTTGGGTTACTTGCCCATAATTGGAGAACACTCGGAGATAATTATCCCCAAACTCCAACACATAACTTTGCGTTGTAGAATACTCAAACGGGATAAGTCGCGTCTTCTTTGTGGAGTCTTTAATGGGAGCTACATAATACGTTCCGGGTCTTCTTGTCAGCCCACCCTGAAGTGTTGGTATCCAATTCTTACAAAGTGCCAATGAAGATTTGTAACGCTCGGAATCCACTCTACCTTGGAGCCGTGGACTTATCTCCCCACCAGAAAAACTGCTTTGGAGTGGCGCTACTAATGCCATTTACGCCCTCACTGTCAGGAATGTTCCGTCCACCGCTATCTGGGGAACCTGTTCAATGGCGTTGGCCTTCTTAGCTTCTCCTATCGCATTCTTATAGTCTTGCGATGCGGCTTCTTTTTTGGTGTTGGATTGAGTCAGCGCCTCGCACAAATCAATAGCAAGTCGCGATGCCAATGCTTCCCTAAACGCAGGATCCATTAGGTTCGCATCTTCCACAAGCATCACACAACGTAGATCAAGAGGCATGGAATCGTCAGTTAGCAGTTTCCCGCCTTCTATAATCCAATCTCTTGAATTCAAATCCATCCAAGGATCCGGGGGAAGAACTCTTAACCATCCAGTAGGAAGGGTTACTGAGTTTTTCTTTCCGAAAGCTGGGGGTGTTGCGTCTGCAGCGAGTTGAAAGCGTTGAATCGCAAAGTTCCAAGGGTGCGCACGTAAAAGCGCATCTCTTGTCGACTCGTATGCTACACCTAATGCCCTTGCATTTACCGAAGCGTCATCAAGACTTTGGATCTTGCTCGCGCCGAGTTTTTGCAAAGCACTATTGCATATCGAGACAACACTAGCCATTTAACCCTCACAAACTTTATCAGTGCTTCGTGCTAGTTTGGATCGATACAGCACAGGCATAAATAGCCGAAGCCGTGGTCCCAACTGCTCTAACCTGACCTTGGGGAAGTTCCAAAATCAACATGCCGTTTGCCGATAATGAACCGCTTGGAACGTCAATCCATGTTCCGTGAGGAGACATAAACTGCATCTTAACGGTCCCAGCGCCAAAAGTGGCTTCTGCGATAAACGCCAATTTGCCGCCCTGCCAGTAAGCGGCAGTTGAGTTTCCTGCTGCGGCGTTTGAAAAGAAATCGAGCCGTTGTGACCCTGCCATACTCGCCCCTTCTTAGAAAATCAGGCCGGTGGCCATTTTCCTTTGACGATGTTGTTTTCGATGCACTCGATTGCCATCAAAACTTCATTCTTGGTCATGTTCTTGGAAAGATCGATAACAAGCGTAACCGCTTTGGTAGGATCCGCTCCAGCGACAACAACCTTGAATTCAGTCTCACCACGATTAATGCCGTAGTATTCTTTTGCCATTTTTTACCTCAAATGGAATGGAGCGAGGTCGTAGGTAGGTTTAACAACCTCGCTCCACACTTAATTACTGAACGTAAGCTACTTTGAGTCCCAAAGCTGCACCGGCTACCGCTGCACCAGTTAAGGTAGCTACGATGTCGATGTTGCAATTCGGGTCAGAAGCCAAGCCGAGTGCCTTCCACAGTTCAACTTCCTGCAGGGCAATCGTGTTGGTGCCTGATTCGTTCTTAACTTCAGTCTCAGCAACCGCTGCCGACACGTCGACCGCACTTGCGAAGAAAGCTTGGCTAATTACCGCTCCACCTTTTTCGGTCGAGTAGTAAGCGCCAACGTCAGTCGTACAACCCACGCCTTGTGCGCCGGATTGAATCTTAACGCTGGATACACGGCTGTTAGAAGGAACGCTTACCATAGGGTAAGTGGATCCAACCGAAGCCGCTGCGCTGACCACAACTTGACCATAGGACTCACGAGTGAGACCACCGGCAATTGCGGCGATAGTGGCAACCGTAGGACTTGCATCCCGGTTACCGATATAAGTAGATTTCTTTGTTTCAACAGCCATTTTCTAATCTCCTTTTTCAGTCCAAATTATCGGCAATAAACCATCATCACGCGCTTTTCATCCAAACGAGCGCCACCAAACGTAGCCTTTGCATACGCCTGATATGGGAGGCCTTGGATGTCTTTACGCTGCGAAATGTCGGTCTGGATGTCGTTCCACATGCCCATGTACATGCCGCTCTTGGCCCACACAGGAACCAAAGTCGACGTACCGGCTTGATCGTCGGTGCCAGTGCCAAGCAATTCGGTGTGAATGAAGTTGATTCCCAAGAAACGGGAAATGCGGCCTTCTTCCAAGACAGGCTTTCCACCGTTGTAATCGTTGTCGATCACTTGCACTTCGGCGAGTAAGTCGTCGTGCTGTTGGGCAGTAATTGCGCAGTAAATGGGATCGCTATCGAGATCCACATAGTTCTGCATCAATTTCAGTTTGGCTTGGCGGAGTTTTGCTACCGACAAACCGCTTGGGGAAGCAGAACCCTGTTGCACAGAGATCTTGTTGCCAGCCGTAAAGCTGGTAGAAGTCGTGCCATCAACACCCGTGAAGGCGTTTCCGAAGAAGGCATTAATGATTTCTTGGTCCATCGAACGACCCAAAGCGTATACGGCGTTGGTGACGTAATGGGAGCTAGGATCCGTCAAGATGCGAAGCTTATCAAAGCTGTCGATCATCTGATTCAGATCGTAGTCAACTGGGAAAGCCCAGCGGCGATCAAGCAAGGCATCAATGCGGGGCATAGCTGCAAAGCGGGATACCACTTTGTTTGCGCCCACAGGTGCGATCTGATCGACAGGAGAAGCCTGGGAACCGACATGGGTTCCACTCATGACTGCAGAACGAAGGCGTGAACCCTTCTGTTGCAACAAGAGTTGAACGTTGGTTGAGAACTGTTTTACATAAAATGTTGGTAGATTATCGGACATGATGTCCCTCCAAAAACCGTTAATTAAGTTTCCAAAGGGCTTGTCCCTGATGAAGGGGGGCCAGCTTCATACCCAGATACCTAGGGCGAGGTGACTGTCTTTCCAATCTGTCTGACTGGCACTTCGGTTAGTGTTCCCAGTCTTTTCTATTTTACCGATATTGTTATTTCGGCATAATATTGTGAAAACTACAACACAAAAATGGTCACCCATTATCGATTGATAGTGGGTGACCATTGACACACTTAGTCTATTTTATGCGTCCGGATATGCATACTTGTGGAGTTGTTCCATCTTGCTGCGGGCTTCCACGTCCCCTGCGATATATCGTTTAACAAATCCC